TCAGCCAGCGCACCCGCCATGGCGGCGGTTTCCTCGACGCTGATACCGGCATTTTTTGCCACCGGCGCGGCGTAGGTGAGGGTGTCGCTCAGGCCGTCAAAGTTGGCGGCGCTTTTGTTCATGGTGGCCGAGATAACATCCCCGATGTGCGCCACCTTGTCGTTAGTTAGCCCAAATGCCGATTTGACCCCCATCAACAGCGTGGCGTTCTCTTCCATGCTGCGACGGTTAGACAGTGACATATTCAGCGTGGTCGGCGTGGCGGCGAGAATGCCGTCTTTATCTGCGCCTGACTTGGCGATAATGATTTGCGCTGCGGCAGCGTCATCGGCTGAGGCTGCGGTAGTGTCACCGAGCTGGCGCGCCTGATGCCGTAACGCCAGCATATCGGCGCTGGATTTATCCAGACCCAGCACGGCCTGTAACTCTGAGTTTTTCTGTGCAAAGTCATAGCCGGGCTTTAATACAGCAGTACCCGCCACAATGCCCGCCGTCGCCACGCCCACACCGGCGGCACCGGCTCCAGCCAGATTACCGGCGAGTGCTTTACCGCTTTGATAGCGCTGATTAATCCGGCGGAGTCGGGCTTGTTGCTGGCTGTTACGTGCGAGGGCGTCACGCTGGCGATTAAGGCTTGCGGTCGCTTCATTGACCGAGGTTTTCAGACGGCGCTCATCGCTGGATAACGTGCGCGTATTGATACCCGCTTGCCGTAGTTCGAGGCGCTGACGCTGCACGGATTGGCGCAGACCGTTGTATTTGAGCTGGAGCTCAGCGGCGGCGCGCTTGGCCGACTCCATCACCTGCGCCTGTGCGCGGGTCGGTTTTTCGGTGGCTTTGAACTGGATAGCCAGCTCGGCGGCTTCTTGCTTGGCTTTCTTTAACGCTTGGCCGGTGACGGCGAGCTGGCCGCTCGTTTTGCGAAAACCTTCAACGCGTCCGGCTTGGGCGTTCAGTTCTTTGAGGGTTTTCTGCGTGTCGCGAATACTGCCAGACAGAGATTTGCTCTCTGTCTGGATCGCTTTAAACGGGCGGCTGGCTCGGTCGACGGCGTTGAGAAGCACCTGCAATTTTAGATTACTGCTCATCAGTGTTTCCGCTTCGTTGTAGCGCTTTGTCGCGCCAGAGGGCGAGCTCGGTCAGGCTCATGGGGTTAAGTTCTGAGGGCGGCCAGTGAAATATCACTGCGATATCCGCCATCAGGTCATCGACCGATAAGTCGGCGGGAAAGTCTATTGAGCCGAATTCGGCGACAAAAAACCGATCACCTTACCGGCCAGCGCAATCATATCGGGCAATTCCAGCTTGACCACGTCGCTCTCCAACAATGGCGGGTAGGTCATACGCGGCAGCACCTTAATCAGCGCGTCCACATCAGAATTTGCCACCGCGGCTAGACTCACGCCGCGCAGGGTTCCCGCATTGGGTTTGGTGAGGGTCACTTGCTCGATAAGCAGATCGCCACGCTTAATCGGATTCTCCAGCGTCACCAGATTGTCATTTTCAGGGGTGACGTGCTCAGTGGTGTTTTTATCTTTCATGATTATTCTCTTTAAAAAAGGGGATTAACCGGCCAGTGTTACACCTGACCGGTCATCACATTACAGACCGAGGTTTTTACGGTGCTGCGCTAAGCGGTCGACGCCGTTGACCTTCTCAATCATGTTAACGACGTCAATCTCGATGAGCTCTTTACCGTCCACAATCAATTTGTAGTAGGTGCATTGGGTCGAGATTTTGGTCTCGGTGTTCTCGCCTTGCTTGTTGTCACCGCCGTCGATTTCTTTGTGGCGGCCACGTAACACGATTTCCACACCGCTAATATCGCCGGTGTCGTCACGCTGGTAAGAACCTGAAAAGCGCAGTGGCACATCAGAGGCACCCGGCACGGCGTACTGACTCCATAAATCATCGTCAGGGAAACCGCCGATAGTCCACTCCACGGCCAGCGCGTCGTCATCGAGACCTAAATCCACCGCCGCCGAGCCGTTCATCCCGCCGCCGCGATAGTTCTCCAGCTTGCGGGTCAGTTTAGGCAGCGTCACCGAACTGACGACACCCATATAACTCAAGCCGTCGTTAAACAGGTTGAGGTATTTCAATTTGCGCGGTAAAGCCATAGCGGGTTAATCCTTAGCTGTTGGCAGTTGAGCCCAAGCTCACCAGATATTTATCGGTGATGCGTTGGCGTAAGGTGAGGTTTTCCAGCGGCGGCACCGGCGTGTAGTCGTAATCGATATAGAGTTTTCCCGCCTTTAGGCTCTCTTTATCGTTGGCGCTTTCGTCATACCAGCAATCCGCATCGATGATATAACCGTTAGTTTTCAGCTCGCGGAATTTGGCCTTGATACCCTCGACAATGTCGCGGATAAGCGTGGCGGTCATCGGCTTATCTACCGCCCATTGATGCGCCTCGGCCATGGTATCGGCCAGCACCTGCGCGGTGCGGGTGTAGTTCTCGAACAGGAAAAGCGGATCGTCTGAGCAGGTGCGGTTACCCCAAAAGCGGAAACCATCGGAGCGCACCAGCGTGGTAACACCGGCTTCGTTGAGTAGGTCGGCATCGGTGCCCGGTGCCTGTAAATCCCAAAATACTGAGGCACTGATACCGGTGACGCCGTTCACGCCGACGTTAGACAGGGTTTTGTGCCAGCCGGTCTCTTGGTCAATCTTGGCGCGCAGACCTAATGCGCGCGCCGTCGCCCATGCGGTGCCACTGGCGTTGGCCGTGGTATCCCATGCCAAAAAGTCCGGCCAAATCAGCATCAGCTCGCGCTGGCTGAAATTGTCGCGGTACTTAATCGCATCCGACAGGGTTTTACAGCCCCACGCGCTGATATAACCAAAGGCGCGCAGCTGCTGACAGACTGCCGCCAGTGCGACGGCCACCTCTTTAGTATCGAGACCCGGCACGCCCAAAATGCGCGGTTTAACGCCGGTGACGGCTTTCGCGGTAAGCAACGCTTTTAGGCCGGTGTATTGGCCGTTCTCATCCGCGCCGCCGATGATGTTGGAAATGGTCGCCGCTTGGATCGCTTCTTCGTCATTACCTTCGCCCTCGGCCACGCGCACCACGACGGTAACGGGTTTGCACTGGTCGCCGATGGCCGCCAGTGCGGCGGCTAAGGTGCCTTTTGTTCCGGCTTTACCGGCAGCGGCTACCACGTCGGTAATCAGCACCGGCACATTGAGCGGGAACATTTTTTCATCTGCATCCGAGGCGGTGCAGACCATGCCAATAATGGCGGTCGAAACGGTGGAAATGACGCGGGTGCCGTCGTTAATTTCGAGCACCTGCACGCCATGTTTAAAATCGGGCATCGTGTTTGACTCCGTGAGAAAGTTGCAAGGCTATTGTGTTGTGCGTGGACGGGAACGGCGAGCAATGACCGACGTTCGGGCGGTGAAACAACAGGCAAAAAAAAGCCCTCAATCGAGGGCAAGAAATAACGGAAACTATCAGGCGGGTAACGGCGGCCAATCAATATCAGGAGCCGATGAGATATCAACACGGCTGAGTAATACTCGGTAGGTTTTCCATGCTTTGAGCTGGGCTAATTCATCCTCGGTGGCGATGTCTAAATCTGAGGCATCTTGTAACGGCGTAATTTTTTGATTGGCCTCGGTCATCATTTGTGCGCGGGTTTCTTCGGCCTGAGCGAGTAATTCAGATTTAGACACCACGCGAGGCGCTATCTTCTTACCGTCAAAAATCCAATTGCCATCGAGTCGATCGGGAAAATCGTTCGGAATCGCTTTTTTACCCACTTCCGCAATAGAAAGATTTTCGGGGAATAACTCGACCGCGTTATAGCTTTGCTGACGGATAACCCCATCCGCTTGATAGGCAATTTTTAACTTATCCGCGCTTAACTTTTCTCGTACGTCATACCAATCTTGACCGTCTTCAGACAGGAGGTGTAGCGCGCCATCCTCGGCGCGTTCTCCTTCGCACCGTGTGAAATTTTTATAAATCATGCTGTATTTTCCTTATGCGACATTTTTCCAAGAACCGCCGATATATTTTTGTAGGCGACGGAAATAAACCCTCGATATATGGAATGAAATCCCCGACCCCGTACTTTTTGTTGTGCCAACATAGGCGGTAGGACAAGCACCCCACGGTAAACTCGCCTGTCCGGGGTAAGGAATATCTACGTATTCCTCCGCGCCCATTTGAGTATTTTGGATATACCGCGCATCAAAGTTATTGTAATTAGTTGGTATTATCTGGCCTGTAAACCCCAGTGTTGTCGTATTCCAATAGCCGCGAAAAGCACCATTAGCGTACAAATCAACCTGACCATCTTTAGAACTACGCAAGCCAGAATCGTTATCACCGATGTTAATTATCCCTGTTCCTACCCCACCGACTTGAATTTGATTGTTAACAATCAAGTTACCATTGAGCGTGCCACCCCCAATAGGCAACGCACCGACATCACTTGATGTAGGCTTGTTGATAGTTCCGTAGCCAATATTCCAACCGTTAACATACCCCGTTTCGTTATTCCATGATTGGCGGTTAGCAATATGACCACGGTGCGACATGTACAATTGGTTAATTGACGCGCCATTTTTTGTGACGATCATAAAACCGTAACCATACAACGGCGTATTTCCTATTTTGGGGAAGTCTGCGACGGTTTCTGGTTTCGAAATTGATATAAGGTACACCCCAACCTGATTGGCGCTGGACAATAGTGTACCGTTCCCAATGTTTCCGCGTGTCGCTATTGGCCATGCCTCCACATCATTTGCCGTTGGCTTATTCGCACTAGTGAATAACTCAGCCCAACCTCGAAAGTTTTTGTTTTCTACGGTTTGGGCAAAGAAACGATTGTTTCGCCCAACAAATTGCAACGCATAGCTATCTTGATGGCGAATATTTATGCCAAAGTGAACCGTTCCGGGAATAGGAGAATTACCTGCACCTTGTACAAATCCAGACGGCACGATAGAAGCGAAATCAACAGGAGTTGTACTGCCCCCCAATCCCCACGAACCATCTTGGTGCGCGCTAGCGGCTTTATTAACGGTTTCTCGTAAACCAAGGTTATTGATAAATAGTGCGGCGTTGGGAATATCTGCGCCGTTGCGGTCTTTTGCGAGACGGGCATTGGCATTGTCCATCACAATTTTTACCGCTTTGGGCGTTGCGGCCAGTGCTTCGCTGGCGTTATCAGTGGCGCTGCTAAGCTGCACAATACCTTTTCTGGCTGTGGTGGCATCCACTGCGGTAAATTTAGCGCTCGCCAAATCATAGGCGGCTTTTACTGCCTTCGGCGTTGCTGCTTGCGTTTCAATATCGCTATTAATGGCGCTGTTAAGCTGAACAATCCCTTTTCTGGCTGTAGTCGCATCCTGCGCAGTATATTTGCCACTTGCCAAGTCATAGGCGGCTTTGACGGCTTTAGGTGTAGCCGCTAATGCCTCACTGTCGCTATTGGTGGCGCTGTTGAGTTGTGTAAAACCTTTCTCTTTGAGCGTGGCGTCAGGATGGCGGCGCGATTGCTCATGCTCCAGCAATTTATCGTCAACGTATTCCTGTGTGGCGAGCACGGTCGAGCTATCAATAAGCAAATTGACCGTGTCCATATCACTGACAATCACCACCATGCGTAGGGTCTGCGCACGGCCTGAGCCCTCGGATAACAGCGGTTTGTAACTCTCGGCCATGTTACTGACCGCAATCAGCGCGCCGACTTCGTCATAGAGACCGAGCTCGCGCATCCAAAAGCCGCCAATCTCCGGCGGGATAACCAGCTCGGCCACCAGATAATTTTTATGCTTCGGGTCGACGATCACTTTATTGAGCGCGGCGCGGTGCTTTTCTGTAATCAGCTTGGTTTGTGCCGGGTCTGGCGTGGGCAGCGTGCCGCCACCGTCACCGACGGCCATTTGAGTGAGGTTGATTTTTGTCCCGCCAGCGGTGGCGGCGGCAATCTTGGCCGCGCCGATTTTGGTCAGTACC